ATAAAAATTAATAATATAATAAATTATATTAATATTATTTTATTTAATAAATGAATATTAATAAACAATTAAATATAATTGAAGATTTTTATAACTATATTGGTAATATAGTAAATAAAAGTTATATGAATGATACTACTACCTTAAATAATTTAGTAAATTTAATAGAAAAATATAATGCAAGTATAAAAACTACTAATTATTTAAAATTAGATTCAGAATATGAAGTAGAAGAAGGGGATAAAGAAGAATCTGATATAGAAGAACCAACTGACGAGGATGAGGTAGAGGAAGAACCAACAGAAGAGGATGAGGTAGAGGAAGAACCAACAGAAGAGGATGAGGTAGAGGAAGAACCAACAGAAGAGGATGAGGTAGAGGAAGAAACAACTGACGAGGATGAGGTAGAGGAAGAACCAACAGAAGAGGATGAGGTAGAGGAAGAACCAACAGAAGAGGATGAGGTAGAGGAAGAAACAACAGAAGAGGATGAGGTAGAGGAAGAAACAACTGACGAGGATGAGGTAGAAGTAGAAGATGAAGACAAAATAGATAATAATACAAGTAATATATTATTATATAAAAAGATACCAAATTATTTAGCTAAATTTAAAAAATATGTTGAATATATTAAATTTTATTAATTAATTTATTAATTAAACCATTTTTGATATCATATATACAATATATAATATAATCAAAAATTGTATTAAACCTGAAATAAATGCTCCAATACCAAATTTGATTCCTAATATTGTAATTGTCTTATCTTTTAATTCTTTTTGATTTTTATCATTACCTTCAGAGCCAAATATTCTATTTATAATTGGATTTAATATACTATTAATAAAAATATTTATAATATTATTAACATTTGTTGCTACTATAAATGCCACTCCTACTTGTATAATATTTGTTCCTTTCAAAAAATTTATGAAATTAGTAAAAAAATTAGAATATATTTTTTCTCCGTATGTATCTATAATATCCATATATATATATATATATTATAATTATAGAAAATAATTATAATTATAATAAAATAATTATATAAAAATATATTATTTTATTATAAATAATGAGACAAAAATATGTTTTTTATCATTTTCCGTGTAATGATGGTGAATTAGCAAAAATAATATGGAAAACAAAATATAATGATTCAATATTTATTAAATGGAATCATAGTGAGAAAGAAATAGCAATAAATATATTAAATAATATAAAGGAACCTTCAGATATTATATTTTTAGATTTATGTCCAACATGTGATTTATCAACATTGCATAACTATGTTGTAATTGATCACCATGTAAATCCAATTAAATCTTTGAATACATATGTGGAAAAAAATAATTTTACTAATATAAAAATGTATTGTGATATTAGTAAATCAGGATGTATGTTAACATGGAATTATTTATATAATATTAATAATAATATTAATATTAATTTTCCATTAATTGTGCACCATATTGGTAACAAAGATTTATGGAATTTTAGTGATACTAATACTGAACCATATTCTATTGGTTATAATAATTATCTTCAATGTAATAAAAATAATAGGGAAGATATAATAATTTCATTACTAAACGATGATAATTTAAATTTACATGATGGATTTATAAAAGATGGTATTAAAATAATAATTGATAATATTACAGCAGCAGAACAATATTTTACAAATAAAAAAGAATCAATAGAATTAGTAGATGATACAATTTATAATATTATTGATATAAGTTGTAGTGATAGTAGTATGTTTAAATATTTAATTGATTATGCTGCAACTGAATATAACAGTGCTGATATTTTAAGAATATGTAACATGGAAAATAAAGAAAAATGCATATATTCATTAAGAAGTTTGAAAGAAAATATAACGGTTGACATGATTGCCAGAAAATACGGAGGAAATGGACATCCAAAAGCTGCTGGATATACGATTACAAAATAATTTATTTTATCCTTTTTATATAATGGAAGATATTAGTAATAATATAAATATTATGTTTCAAAATTTATTTATTACAAAAAATGAAATTCATCCTTTTTTTATAGATATTATACGAGTTAAAAAAATAGCTGAAGAGTATATATATTATCAAAAAAAATTTATAAGAAATAAAATTAATTATCAACCACATATTGATAATATTGAAGGGCGTGTTATTATTTTTTCATATAAAATATTAAAAAAAAAATATCTAGTGGAATTAGAAAAAGAAATGCATAACGTAATGAATTGGAATAAAATATTAAAAATTGTTTCTAATATGTCTCAATATTTACTTGAATCATCCGTTAAAAATGAAGATAATTTTTATAAAAAAATATCACAAGAAGATAAATTAAATATAATGATAATTGGTTCTGGTCCAGTTGGTTTATTTTTAGCATGTTATTTACATTTTTATTATAATATGTCAATGGGTAAAAATAGACGTGTTAATGTTGTTTTGTATGATAATAGGATTGAAAAACCGGGCTTCAAAAAACCATATAATAGACATAGACCTTTTTCTACTAGCTCAACTTATTTTAATTTAATTATTCCAAAAATATATTGTTGGAATGAAAATAAGGATAATCTTTTTATAAATATATTTATGTTAGAATATCTACTATATACAACAGCTACATGTCACTATAATATTCCAATGATTTATGAAGATTATACTATATATGATTATAAGCGTATTATAAAGGAGGGTAATTTTAAAGTTGTATTTGATTGCACAGGTGGTAGATTAAAACATAATTTTATTAAAAATATAGATACTACATGGCTTGATAAATTTAAAGAATATCATAATATGAAATTAAATATTAATACTATGGAAAATTTAGTTACTATAGATTATAAAAGTAAAAAATTTAAACAAAATTTTTATTATGGCTCATTATCTATACACTCAAATAATATGAAATTTGTTAATAAATATGATATTGATATTAAAAATGAACATGATTTATTGTATATTAATAAATTTAAACACAAAATGTTTTCATTAAAGGATATTAATAATATAATACCTGGAATTAAAGATGATACGGCTAGAAATTTTTTATTTTCTATCATGTTAGAAAAAAATGATATGTATAAAAATATGATATTTACTTTAGATTGTTGGTCAATTTATATAAGACACGTTATTAAAGTTAGTGATATTATTACAGTAGATGACAAAAAAATACTATATATTGGAGCGGGTGATACTATATTTCATAGTCATTTTATAGTAGGAGCTGGTTTAAATCGTATTATTGATTTTACAGTTAAATGTGCTAATATAATATATAATATCTAATTTACATAAATAGTTATTAATTATATATTGAATTTATTAAAGAGTTATATTTTATTTATTATTATTTACGTACTGTTCAATAATATCAAAATTAACAGTAGGTAAATCATGCCAAAACCATTTATGAAAAATAACCTCATATGGATCTATTGAATTATTATAAAAACTATTTTTCCTCGATGGATGTATATTATTATTAAGATTATAATTATTTTTATTTGTCCAATCTATATTTTGATATTTATGTAACATACAATCTATAGAATAACCATTTTTAAATATAGTATTGGATAACCCGTATTCTCCATTAACAATCGCACTGTATTTATTGGGATGATTACAAAAAATAGTTTTTTCATTTCTAAGTAAATTTAAACCTATTTGGTCAACCATAAAAAAAAATCCTTCGACTTTTGGTCCATAACCACCTGCATCCGTATGTGGCAAACATACAATAGTAGTACCAACTAATTTAATCCTATTATTTATTTTATTTATAAAAATATTAGTCCAATGATAAAAATCATTGGATAATATAGGTCCTATTATAGGTCCTATAACACCACTATTCATAAAAAAATAAAAATCATATTTTTTGTTATTTTTATCAATATATTCTAATGCAGTATTATGTCCGCCAAAATCAAATCCAACATTTTCTCTTTTTATTATTGTGATATTATCTAATATTGGAAATATAATATTACTATCATATTTAAACCCATTTATTACAATTATGTAATCTATATTATTTTTATATGATAATTCTTTTTTTACAAAAAAATTTAAATTATAATCACTTGAAGGTGATTTATAATAGGTATATATAATAACAGACTTCATTATATTATAATATTTTTTAATTTTATAAAATAAACTATTTTGTAAAATGGATTTTTATTATTATAATTTAAATACATTATTAAATGATAAATAGTATAATAGTAAAATTCTATCATATAAAAAATATAAAAATTTAAATATTACTTGTACTAATATTCGGTTGTCATCAGCTCCTATTATTAAAAATGGGGGGATGGCATTTATCTTATTTTGGTGATATTAATTTTATTAAAAATAAAATTAATAATTTTGCACATCAAGAATTTAATAATAATAATTTTACAGATATTAAAAAAATTGAAGAAGGGTAAAAAAATGTAGTGATTTATATGATAGAAAAGATACTACAATGAATAAAATATCCATAAAAGATAATAAATATTTACCATATGATTATGAAAAATATTTAAGCAAATTTTATGAATAAATAATAAATAATATGTTTTTTCTACAGTACTATAATGAGTTATTATTTTGATTGGAAATTTTATATAAATAAATATGAAGATTTAAGAAAAGCTGGAATAAATACAATGGAAAAAGCATGGGATCATTATGAAAAATATGGTAGGGGGGAAGGTAGAACTAGTGAAGAATTCGATTGGAAATTTTATATAAATAAATATGAAGATTTAAGAAATAATGGAATAGATACAATGGAAAAAGCATGGGATCATTATGAAAAATATGGTAGAGTGGAAGGTAGAATTTGTAATCTTCGATTGCCAACAATCGAAGATTCAGGTAATACTTTGGTGCTTAGTACCAAAGATATAAGGAATAGTGAAGATTTAGATAATACCATTGGTTTTATTATATTAAGACATGTAAATAATTCAAACACAAATCAATATTGGATTCATTGTTATAATTGTATTCGAAAATTTTATCCTGAAAATTCTATACTTATTATAGATGACAATAGTAATTATACATATATAACAAATTATAATTTATATAAAACAACTATTATAAATAGTGAATATAAAGGAAGAGGCGAATTATTACCATATTATTATTATTTAAATAATAAATTATTTGATACTGCTGTAATACTTCATGATTCTGTATTTATTAATAAGTATATTAATTTTAAAGTTAACTATTATAAAATAATATGGGATTTTAATATTCATACTTGGGATCAAATAGAAGATGAAACAGAAATGATAAAATTATTTAATAATAAAGAATTACTTGATTTTTATAATGATAAAAATAAATGGGAGGGTTGTTTTGGTGGAATGTCTATTATAACACATGAATATTTAAAACTTGTTAATAATAAATATAACATTAGTTTGTTATTAAATAAAGTATTAACACGTTTTAATAGATGTAGTTTTGAACGAGTAATTGGTGTTTTACTACAAAAAGATTTAAAACAATCTACCTTATTAGGACATATACACAAATATTGTAGTTGGGGAGCAAATTTTGAAAACAAACATACTTTAAATCATTTACCTATTATAAAAATATGGACAGGGAGATAAACTATTTAATACACTATTTAATACACTAGTAATGATTGCCCTTCTATTATTTTAATAACAGTATAACTTTGTGTAAATATTCTTACTCTTCCATTTTTAAAAAATTCTCTAAAATAAGTTTCATTTATATTATTATTTTTACCAAATTTTAATATAAGATCTTTACTATTTATATTTCCTAAATTTATAGTTCCTGTCGGTTGTACATTTTCTGGTTCTAAACTAAAAGTATATGTATTTATACCATCTGCAGGTGAATTTGTAAAATAATAATAGGGTTGTACAAAATTATAATATTTACCATCTCTTTCTTGAAATCTATTCTTTCCATTTAATAAAAAGGCTGATTTAACAATTGGATTATCACTTCCATCTATAAAATTACCTGTATTAAATATATTTATAACACTTACAATATATTTATTAGCAAATGCTATTTGTTCAGGTGTAGCTCCATATAATATTTCATCAATAGTATAAGACATATCCTCAATCGTTATATTATTATAAAATAATATAACATTTTCAGGAACTGCATTTGCACTAATTTTACATGTATTGCATTCTGTGAATAGTAAAATACCTGAAACTTTCAGTGCTAATCTTTGTAAAATAGGACTTCCATTACATATAGTTTTATGAGTATGTCCTATATTTACATATTTACTATCATATACTATATGATAATAATCATTAAAACAAGTTAATTTTTCACGAGTTAGTAACCATATTAATTTACCAAAAAGTTCTCTAGCACTTTCCCAATTTTTATCTGTTGACCATACTAAATATAAATGCCTCTCATAATATCTATTTAAGTTAACAAACCATAATAAATATTTACAAGGATGATCAAATATTAAACTAATTCTACTCTCAGGTGAGACAATTGTATCTGTCATATCTTGCACTTGTTCAATTATATATTCATGAGAATTAGATTTAAATAAATTTCTTTCTTCATTTTCTAAATAAACATAATCAACTAATAAATAACCTGATAATACATCTGGTAATTCATACGAATTGGGTCCAATTACCCCCATATAATTAATACATTCCTCAGAGTCTCTTAATTTAACTATTATTTGAAATTGCTGATTTATAAGAGCACAAATTGGGTATGATAAACTTGTTGCTTTACAAAACCAAAAATTAAGTGGTATAAACAATGTAAAAAAATCATGTTCATGTTCTAAATTTCTTAATTCTGGTATGTTACCTATCATAATATCATATCTTTCTCTATGACTTTGATTTGAATATAAATCATAATATGAATTTATCCAATCATTATAATGAGTATCAATATCACTTTGACCAATTCTAACTTTTATATTATCTATAATTGCATGTCCCACTCGATCTACGTATCCCCATTTTGTTTTAGCTACCTTTTTATCTAATTTTAATACTAATACAACTTTTGATATAAGATCACCTGATTGTTCCAATGTAGCAGTTGATTCTGTGCCAAAATTAATTGAACCACCGTCAAATGTTACTTGAACTGTTTCAATTGAAAAATTAGTATAGCGAAGATATGCTTTTTTAAATAATGTAATTTCAGGATTGCTAGTTAAATATACATCTTGAGGCCCAAGAGATGCTAATTGTAATAATGCTCCACTCATATATATATATATATATTATATAAAAACTTTATATAAAAATATAATTAATTGTATAATAAATTAAAATCACCTTTGTCAAATGATAATACATTATAATTAAATGAAAACATTTCAAGTGTTCCACTTTGTAATACCTCTATATTAATATTTGCTGAATTAAGATGCAAAAAATTAATAACACCAGATGGTTCTAGATTTTCAGGATATAAACTAAATGAAAAAGTATTTATCCCTAAATCTGGATAACCACTATGACATTCGTATGGAATAATATAATTAAAATACTCATTTGAGCGATATCCAGATGAAAATACTAATGAATTAAATTTAAATTGTATTTTTTTAACCATACTATGTATATGATCTAATGTAAAATTTGTAAATTTATCTGTTATATTATTAATATTATTATAATTATTTCTAACAACCCACATCATTTCTTTGCAAGGCATATTAAATGGTAAACTGATATTTTTAATACCAAGAGGTAAATTCCATGTAAAATGTTGAGTTGTTTCAATAAGATATTCAATCGGTTCCTGTGCAAATTTATTTTGTTCTTCTTTTTCTAAATAAATATAATCAACCCATAATTTTAATTGTGAAATATCACCACGAGGTGGTTCACCTATTTGAATACAATTTGATTTTTTATTGAAAAAAAATTTTAAAGTAATTTCTTGGTTATTTTTAATAGAAAGAAGCGGTATAGCTAACCCAGGATAACGACAGAATGAAAAAAATAAGGGGATATTCAAGCGATGTGGAAAATTTGCACATAATCCATTACTATAACCATTTAATCCAGTTGTACCTACCATCTCTCCTATCAATCTTTTTTTTTCAATTGGATGAGATAATTCAACCCATATATGACACCATAAACCATACATGCTATCTATTAATTTTTTACCAATATATAATTCTACTTTTTTTAATAAATTAAAACCAACTCTATTTGTCCAATATGTATTGATTAATTTTGGATCATGTGGTAGTATTAATTCTAAATATATATCACTAACTAAATCACCATCTCGTTTAATTTTAATAGTATTCATAGTTCCGAATTTTGGTTTGTCGGTAAATAAATTTTCAATAGATTCCATGGAAAAATTAGAGTATCTTTTATAAACACTATTAAAAAAACTTATTTCAGGATCACTTGTTAAAGTGATATCTTCTGATCCATATGCTACTAATTGTACTAAAGCACCAGACATTATAGTATATTATAATATAATATCTATTAATTTTTATATAATGATATCATATTTTTCTTTTATTTTATCTTTAAAAATACCAAGTTGTTCTACCATATTATAATCTAACGGGAGTGCCATTCTTAAATTATATCGTTTATTATTGTCTCTTTTGTCAAAAATTAAATTTTGTTTATTTTTTTCAATTTTAAGTGTAATATATAAGGGTAAAATATTAGTAATTTCTGGATATACATCATTTTCTAAATCTTCAACAACTTTAGTAGCTGCAGCAAGTTTTTCAGTTATACTTATTTTGTTAGATTTACTTGATGTCCATATTTTATCTAATTTTGGGTGTTGTTCAATTTTGAAAAACTCTCTGTATAATTTTTTTTCTTTATTATAGCATTCATTATAATATACAATATATTTTTTCATCATATTTTGGGTTAATCCTTCTGGTAATAATTTGGCGTTATGTTTCCGTGCACGTTTTGTCCCTACTTTTATTCCCTTACTATTTTGTTCTTGTTCTTCCCTAGTTGCAATACGTAAATTTTCCATCATATTATTAGTTGGGTCTTGGTCTATATGATCGACACTAATATTTTTAGTACCTTTACCATTTCCATAGCAGTTCATAATTACTTGATGCATATATATAACTTTATCAGATGTAATTGTATCAGATATACAATTTTTTATTTCTGTAACATGACCTGCTATATATCCATTTTTTTGAAGATACCATGTTATTTTACAATCATTTTGTTTTTCATACTCTAATATTTTTTGATATGATGAACTACATAGCTTAACAAGTGTATCTTTTTCACATATCATTAAATAATGTGTATCCAAAATCCAAATTCTATTTCTTTCAGTATTAGCCTTAATTCCACTGTTTTTAACATGACCCTTTATCATATCAGTAACATTATATTTTTCTCTTATTTCTTTGTCCAATTTATCAAATTTATCAAAACAATTTATTTTAATAAAAGTTGTTTCCTTAATTAATGGTTGACCTATATAAATCACTTTTGTTTTTTTATTAAATGATGGAATAATTTGATGCAAATGAATTATATTATTATTAAATTTTGCAATAATATATTTATTATTATTATCTTTACGAATATGATGAAACCATGTTAATTTATAATTTATACTTTTATTATATTCCATTAATTTTTCATATTCATCTTTTGTTAATTTCACAAGTGTATCTTTTTCACAATACATCAAATAATATGCTTCACTATTTATTAAATCTTCTTTATTTTCTTCCAATATAATCCATGTCATATTATATATTGAAGTTTGTGAATTAGCTCTATAATGTCCTTGAATGTAATCAATTACATTATAATTTTTTCTAACATATGAATCATGAAGTGATTGCCTCACTACTAATTTACAATTAGCTTTTCTAATATCATATATATCATTATTTATATAATTTGTATCATACAAGTTTGTATAAAAATATTCAATTAAATTTTCTTTCATTTTTTTTGTTTTATTATAATATGGATATATAGTATTTCCATCATAGTGCCATATATGTCCATCGTTGTGTAATTTTTCATATTGTTTAAAATCAATTAAAAATTTTTTACCAGCAAGTAGTATAAAATAACCAGTATTATCAAGTAGTTCAATTTTCATATAGATATTTGTATTAATATCTATATAAAATTTATCTTTAAATCTTTGTAACTTCACATTTTCTTTATACCACCTCTAGTTACTATAAGCTAATCCACCCATACCACTTGCAACACGGAATACGTTGTAGCTGAAGGCATAGATGTGGATTTCACTAGGAACAAGGACGGCAGGGTAACCATTTCTGGCATCACCGGCTAAATCGATTAAGCTAACATTTAAGTTAACGTTATCAATTCTGGACAAGTTGCAAGTACCAGATGGTTGATGTTCTTCGGGTTTAATAGCAAAAGAATAAACATTGACACCAGATTGAGGGCAACCAGTAAAGTGTTGATAGGGTTGAACTTGGTCAAAATATTCAGAGCTACGAGTTTGGAAACGATCTTGACCATTTAATTTGATTTGTGCAGCCTTAACTAAATTGTTACCAAGAGGATCAGTAAAACCAGTGAAATCATCAACTAAGCACCAAGGATTGAAGGGTTGAGCACCATTGAGAAGAGCTTTAGTAGAGGTATCAGTTGCTTCACCAGCACGGCAAACCCAGGCAAGAAACTTGGTGGGGTGATTGAATGTAAGTCTGATACTATTAATGCTGTTGTTTTGAACAACAGACGATTGACTTTGAGTTACTTCAATTAAATATTCGTGGGGCTTTTGGGCAAATTCCTTACGTTCTTCGGTATCAAGAAAGATATAATCAACCCAGAGAGTAATACCAGCATCACGTTGGTAGTAGTTATCATTTACACCAGGGGCAGCAGTTGGAATATTAATTAAATTGGCATTAGCATCAATGCTATTTAAAGCGGGGGTAAAGAGAGGAAGAGTTTGAACACATTCATCAAAACTTTCAAATTCAATGTGGATTTCAACCTCATGGTATTGGAGAGCAATCAAGGGAAGAGCAAGTCCGGGATTACGGCAATATGAAAACAAAAGTGGAATGTTAAGGATGATGGGTTGGGTTGCATTTCCAACATTGTTATTAATATTGTGAACATTACCTAAAGTATCAGGCCATGAACTTTGACCACCGAGAGGATTATTAAAAGGGAGTTCAGCAGGGGATTGGTATTGACCTCCAACCATTTGATCTAACAAGCGTTTCTTATCAAAAGTGTGAGTCAATTCAGTCCAGATTTGCATCCATGTAGAATAATGACGATCGATCATTTGACCACCAACACGTAATTCAACACTTCTTAAAAGACGGAAACCAACACGGTTAACCCAAGATACAGTTTCAAATCTGCTTGCAGCAAGAGCAGGCATGACAGCTCTGACATAAGTGTGGGACATTAAATCACCATTACGGGAAATACGGCAAACTGCTTTATTTCCAAAATTAGCTAAACCACTAAAGGTTTGTTCCATGGATTCCATTGCAAAATTAGTGTAGCGTCTGTATACAGCTTTCCAGAAAGTGATAGTAGGGTCAGCAGTAAGATAAACATCTTGTGCACCATAGGCAACGAGTTGCATTAAAGCTCCAGCCATTTATATATAATATAATAAAGAAAAAAAATTTCAATAAATAACATTTTTATATATTAAAAAATCTAAATGAATTTTTTTATATTATTTTTATACTATTTTTATGTTATTAATATTATAATTTTTACATTTTTCTATATATTTTTTTATAGTAAAATTTTTAGAATATTTTTAGAGTATTTTTTAGAATAAAATTTTTAGAGTATTTTTTAAAAGTAAAAAATTATAATATTCGTTTATAACAATGAATAAGCTACGTATTATTAAAATTATTCAGCTTAATTATTATAATTTAAAAGAAAAATTAATATTTATATACATATATATATTATATTGATGTCTAATTTTAGAATCAAAAAACAAATAAAACAACATTCTAATATGAAAGATTCTAATACTCTCGAGATTAAACATCGTAATAAAATTAAACAAATCGAAAATAAAAAATTATCAATAGATGCTATACAATTAAAACTTAATAAAATAAATGAAGAATTATATCGAATAGATTTATGTCGTGATACTAATATAACATTTGATTTAGAAAAACGTTCTGATTTATTAAATACAAAATATAAACTAACTGATGAAATTAATACAATAAATAATAATATGGAAGAAATAAATTATTATGATTTAACAGGAGATATATTAACTGAATATTATGAATCAAGAGATAATAAAGAAATATTTGAAATTAAAAATATACTAGAATATTTATCTCCCGATAATAAAAGTAAAGTTAAAACAAATACTAAGGCAGATTTATTTGATAAATTTTGTAAAAGAGTTGAAGGAATTCGGGTTAATAAAGATGATGGAACAAATAGAATTAAATATTGTAATGATTGTATGGTTGAAAAAACACTAGATCAATATGAATCATCTTATATATGTCCTGAATGTGGTGATGTAGAATTTGTTATTATAGATGATGATAAAATTATAAAAGAATATTCGCCATATCGTCGTATAAACCATTTCAAAGAATGGTTGAATCAATTACAAGCTAAGGAAACTACAGAAATACCAGATGACATATATAAAAATATAGTTGGTGAATTAAATAAATATAAGAATGTTGATTTAAATACATTAACACGTGACAGGATGCAAGATATTTTAAAAAAATTAGGCTATAATAAATTATATGAACATATTCCCTTTATTATAAATAAAATAACAGGAATTATGCCACCTAAAATTGATAGGGAGGTTGAAGAAAAATTTATAGAAATGTTTACAACAATTCAAGAACCGTGGGAATTATTTAAACCTAAAGATCGCAAAAATTTCCTATCATATCCCTATGTATTATATAAATTCAGTGAATTATTAGAAAAAGATGATTTATTAAATTATTTTCCGATGTTACAACCTCAAAAATTAATGGAGCAAGATTTAATTTGGCAAAAATTTTGCAAATATTTAAAATGGGAATTTTATCCAACAACTTAAATTATTTGCAAAAATTATTTTGGCAAAAATAAATGATTTAAAAACTATAATATATTTATATATATATATAATGAGTCATTTGAATACTTTACCAAATCTTCCAGATAATATGAAATATGTATGTATATCATTTTTAACAGATAAAAATAATGTGAAACCTCATACACTGACAGGTGTTAGATTTGGAGGTGGTTTTAGCACATATGAAGAAGCATGTAAACAAGCTAAAGAAATTCAACAACTAGATCCATACCATCATGTATTTGTTGGAGAGGGAGGCAAATGGTTGCCATATGATCCTGATCCCAATTCTGAATCGGTTAAAGATAGTGAATATGCAAATGAGACATTAAATAGTATTATGAAGGGACATAAAGAAAATCATGAAAAAGCAAAGATCTTTCACGAGTTAAGAAAGAATGAAAAAATGATTGATAACATGAATGAAAATTTAGAACAAAAATATAAAAACAAGGAAGAAATTACTAAAAAATTAAGTAAGGCCAAAACAGATGGAGAAATGAAAACATTAACTAATAGTTTAGATACTTTGAATGAACAACTTAAAACAATGGAATTAAAACTAAAGGAGTGTAAAGAAAATGAAATGGAATTAAAAAAGAAAACAGAAAATGAAGTTGTTATAAATAATTAAAATAATTAAAAATATTATAAAAATATTTTTAATTTATTATAAATATCTATGATATATATTATAAATATCTATGATATATATATATATATGTATCATAGTTATGCACCTTTTAAAAGTTCACGAATTGAAACATTTGAATCTAATGATAGGATGAGCATCAAAACAATACCTAAAGATAATATGAGTATTCAAACCATACCTAAAGATAATATGAGTATTCAAACAATACCTAAAGATAATATGAGTATTCAAACCATACCTAAAGATAATATGAGCATCCAAACAATACCTAAAGATAATATGAGTATCCGAACCATACCAAAAAATGATAATATGAGTATCCAAACCATACCTAAAAATGATAGGATGAGTGTTCATAGAATACCTAAAGATAAAAATATGAGTGACCAAGACACATTATTAATAGAAAAAAAATTATTAGAAATAAAGAAAAATGGAGAAAATGAAATTGACAAAAAAATAAATGATTTTAAAAGTATGGGTAAATATGCAAATAATAAAGAAAGATTTGAACGTGAAGTAGATAATTTAAAGGTTGATTTATATCAAGCAATAAATGTTTACTATAATATATTAGTAGACAATGCACAAATTAAGGATGTAATAAATTATTTAGACGAAAACTACAAAGCACAAAAAGATTATATTATACGTTATGCAATAGGTGTAGAAATTGAACGTATTAATATTTATAATAGAAAAGAACTACAAAATTATTGGGAGCAATTTTTTACTGTATCTCATAATTTAATGATTACTCATGATAATATTATAAATTGTTTTAATAAAGAGTCATCTGATAAAATTAAAAAAGAATTAAATAATTTCTTAGATGATAGTTTTAGTAGAATAATACAAAATATGTTTAAAAATATGGTTAAAATTTTAAAAAATCTTTCAGTACCAGATTTTGTAAAAAACATGCTCAAATATGAAGAAGTTGATATTATTTCTAGAATGAAAGAAGAAACTAGAATGGTAGAAGAATTATTAAAAGAAATACGCATACCCTATTTTTCGGATATGCATGGGCGTAAAATTGAATCAATTTTTATTACACCCTACAAAAATGAATCAATGTTATTATATGTAACTTTCCCTACTAATGCATTAAATAAGATGCGTGAATTAATGTTTAATAGTATTAACTTTGATGCTACTATAGAAGTATCAAGCTATGGATTATTAATTGATTTACCTAAATATGGGAATATTATGAATGATAATACTATCATATCAGTTAAAGTTTTACCAACTATGCAAACAGTTGATTATGATGTTACATTAAAAATAAAATCAGATATGTTTAATGATATGAAAAAATCAAATTATAATATGAGTATGACAAATAAAATAACTGCAAAACCACCACCATATGATTGTTTATGTAAATAAATAAATTAATTCATATTCTGAATTAATTTAACAAAAGTATTTTTATTCTTTAATTTTTTCAACAACTATCTTTGAATCATTTTTTCTTTTTGATAACATCATAGATGGATCATATACATCTATTTTTTTATTCCAATTTTTATCATAATTTCTACTATGAAATTTTTTATAATTTTTTGAACCCATTGTAAATTCGGGTGTATCTTTTGCCTTGTACCAGAATACTTTTTCAGTTATATCTTTTGAATGAACCCTATTATTAATAACCATACATCCATAATTTTCAGTTAATTCTAAAAATACTTGTTGAAAAGTATTAAAATCAGGAAACATACCAGCATAATGATCGTATAATCTTTTTCTATTAGATATAAAATCATCTGCTAATAAAAAAATATAATCAAAATTACTTCTCATTTCAGGAGGTATTCCAAGAGGGAACTGCATTGTAAGAATAAATGATAAATTATGATGTCTTCCATTAAAAAATAATTCAGATATAGGTTGTTCTTTTACCCATGTTGCTTTAGAACTCATACAATCATCCATTATAATCATTGCTCTAGGATCTTTCATTGATTTACCTTCTTTAACTTTTTTTTCATTATCTTCACTAATTTTTGCTTGTCTTTGATAAAGTCGATTCAATATAGTATTATTATATTCATCATATATAAATAAATCTGGAATAAAATCAGCATAAAACTTATTTAATTTTTCAGTTTTACTAATTGCAACAGTTGTTGGTATTGATCTTTTATGAAATAAAATTTCTCGTGTCAAATAACTTTTACCACTTGCTCTTTTAGCAATCATAGCAATTGTTACATTATCAGGCATCGATTTAATATCAAACCTTTTTATTTTCAAAGAATGTCCTCCATACTTTATATCTATAACTGTCATTATAATAATTTAGAAATTTAATATTGAAAAATATCTAAATTTAAATCCAATTCTTTCGGTTTATTATTACATACATCGTATATATTATAAGATAGTAATATAATACACGTAATAATTAATGGTAATTTATATATATTATATATATTATGATATAATGATATTTTATCATTATATTTTATATAGGGATATTGAAACCAATAGACTAAAATAAAACTGATTATAGCAATAATATAAGGTGTAATATTAGACATTATTATAAAAGTAGATTTTAAATTATAATAAAATAAAATCTACTTTTATAATAATGTCTGAGAATAAGCCTTGTGATAAGCCTTATAATAACTCTTATATAAAATTAAATCAAATTATTAAATATATATTAATTGGATTAATTACTGCAATTTGTATTAAATATATACCAAATACTACTTTATTACAACAAGAAATAATAACTATATCAATTGTAGTTTCAATTGCATATGCAATTATAGATATTATATTACCATCTTTTTATATTTATGAAAACAAGTGTTCAAATATTTAGATAATTATTAAAGAAATTTTGACGATTTTTTTTTTCATTTTTTTCGACTGTATTGACTGTATCTTTTTTAATTTCACTATTTGAAAAAATATCTTGATAATTTTCAACATTAGCTTCCATATTATAAGTTATTGATTCACTATCTAATTCCTTTAATATATTATTCTTAACTTTACTATCTACCAATTTAGTAGATGACATATGATTATTTAATTGTGACACATTATCTATTATATTTTTTAATGTTGAGGTTGCCTTATTTTTTTCCGATGAAGATTTATTTGATAATGACTTAGTTGAATATGATTTATTTACAAAGGGTATTGTAGCATCATTTGAGTCAGATAATTTAATATCATTATTATTTATTAATTCTAATATTTTATTATTAGTAGTTTGTATAATATTACCTCCTACCATGTTAGATGGTATATTAGCTGGCATATTAGCTGGTATATTATCGGGTATATTACTTACCGGTAATATGTTAGCTGGTATGTTAGGTGGTAATATGTTAGCTACTTCATTCGTATCGCCTGTTTGTTTTACCATTAGAGGAATTGAATTTATATTAGCCTCTGTATTATAAGATACTTCTAATAATAATGGCATATTATAAATATCATTTATATTATCAATATTCTTACTATTAATAGCCTTATCACCTAAAAATTCATCTAATATAGTTGCCATTGGTAATAAACGTCTAATTGCATTTTCAATACAACAATTTATTTTTAATATTATACTATTATTATTACGTTTAATTTCTATGGAGGGTAACATGTGATAAAATAGATAAGGATCTGTATAAAATTCACGTGCACATTCTATATATACATGATGAATAAATACTCCTATATTTAATTCATTTTTTAAAGCATCTGAAATTTTAACACCTAATATTATCTGGGTTGTTTTAAATACTGATTGTATTAATTCTATTAAATATGGAAAAGATTTTGTTTTCAACATGATTCTATTTAATTCATTTATTATTATTTCATGATTCCATTCTTTTATATTTAATAAAAGAATTTGAAAATTTTTTAGAATTTTATTATCATCGTTTTTTTCTTTTAATTCATTATAAATTTGAGATATACCTTCGAATATCAATGGAGACAAGATATTGGTAAGTTGAATAGTAAATTCTTTTTTGATTTCTATTATTTGATTAATATTCATTTATATATATTATGAGAAAATATTATATTAATTAAACGTAATTAAATATTATGTTTAATTAAACTATTAAATAAAACTATTAATTTTCTATAACACCCGGTTGTTCCCCATAATTATCATTTATAATAGCATTAAAGGTTTTTTCACCAAGTATATTATTTATATTATTATTTTCATAATCAAAAAGTTTATTATATTTATTTTTTTGACATACAAAATTTTTACTACTATAATAGTAATTATTATAAAGATTTAATTCTTTAAACATTTTGTTATATTCAGCTGGAGTAAACATTTGTTCATATGATTTCTCTAAAATTTTTTCTGAGTTTATTTTATTTTCTTCACAATTTTTACGTAGGAAAGGTGGCTTTGAATCTCCATATGTATCATCTGTGCAATTTTCATCTGTACAACATTTAATCATATTTTTTCTTTTACATTCATTTAATTCAACTAAATGCTCTTTTGTAGATTTAAAAAAAGTAAAATATAAAAAAATAATTAGAATTATAATTATTATAAAGGATATTATATATGATATTGTCATTAATAAATATAAGAAATTAATTAATTAATTTATTAATTTATTATATTTGTAATTTCTTTTTTTTCTTTTGTTGATAATGTTATAAAATCAATTGTTTTATTAATTTTTAAACACAACTCTAAATCTTTTATATTTATATCTTTTTTATAAGTTTTTAATATATTAATAATTTCATCTGATTTTTTTTCAAATATTAATTGATTTGTTATCTTGCATAATATTAAAATCTCTTCTATTGTTTTATTTCCAATTATTTTTTCTAGATTTGCTATATTTTTTTTATTAATATTTTTTAATGATGTTTTATTTAAATCAGCACTAAATTTCATATCTGTTTTTGTTAATTTCTTAGCTGACATATTAGTATATTGTGAGGTAGTATAGCATGTATAAAATCCATGAATATTTTGTAAATACCAATTTTGATCAGTATAAATACTTGTTTCAATATTATCACCAATAGATAAACTATTACTAATCTCTTTAATTTGTTCTAATTGTTCCTTCCAAGAACTTTTATTTTTTGAAGATAATATTTTTTTGTAATAATTTTCACATAACATTAATGGAACTAATACTTTGTCCGTTTCATATAATTTATATATTTGTTCAAAATTATAATTATTATTAATAAGATTCATGGATGATTCATATAATCCAATATCAATATCTTTAACAATAGATCTTTCAATGAATACATTCATATCATTTATATTTAATGTTTTAAAATTATAATGATATTCTTGTAAAACATTTACTAATCTTCTTATATCATATTGAGTAAATTCAATAATTTTTTCAATACATTCATCGTCCATTACTTCCATGTTCTCATTTTTACATATATATTTAATATAGGTTGATAATTCATATGAAGAAGGTGATATAAATTTATATTCATTACAATATTTTTTAAGATCATTTACAAGTTTACTATGATTTGTATTTGTAATAAATATTAAAGGAAAATTTTTATTTTTTGCATTAATCTTATATATATTAAATATATATTTTCTTTCACTCGTTAAAGTAATTGATTCTGTTTCATCAAAAACTAATGTTAATTTATTATTACATTTTGACTTCATTTTAACTGTTGAATCTATACTATTATTAAAATTATAATAATCTTCAAAATCTAAATCAGTTCGGAATGATTTAATTTCATCAGGATATATCATTTTATATTTATAATTATTTTTTTCAAGTAATAATTGCACGGTCATTGTTTTACCAATACCGTGACCTCCACTAATGATAATAGTATTATCATTATGTTTATCAAAATTTTGTAACCAATCATTTAGTTTTTGTATAGAAAATTTATTACCAATAATATTATTGATACTATCAGGTCGATATTTATTAATCCATAGATCATTTGAATTTTTATTCATTCTATATTTATATATTTATATTTTTTTATCTTTATAAATATATAAAATATATAAAATATATAAAATTATAAAAAAATATATAGAAATTTTTTGTTTAAAATAGTTTAAAATATATATAGATTATTTTTCTACACTATATATATATATAATGTCTCGAAGATCTAGTAATAAAGTAGTTAAAAGTGGTAGTACTGTTGATAATGAAGTCAATACCTTGTTCAATTTAAAAGATAAAAATCAATTTACTAATGCACTATTAGCATTAAGAAAGAAATATCATAATGATGAAGAATTAGTTAATAAAATACAAGAAGTATTTGTTAACAAACAATCATCCATTATTAAAAGTGCAAAGAAATTTGCCGAAGCTATTCGTAAACGTTATGGTAATACCAATTTACCCTATCATCAACTTTTATCCAAAGCTCGTGCTCATGGCAAAAAGCATGATTTAAGTGAAGCTGAATTTGCTGAATTCCAAAGAATTTACGAACAAGAAATTAGTGGAACTGCTCAACGTAATGAAGTTGTTGTTCCTTTAACTAATTTAATGAAAGTTCTTGGTAATGTTGCTGAAGGAATGGATCATTATTTTAATATAAATGAAAATGATTATCGTAATCTTGAAGAAATTTTGAAATTACACGAAATGTCTAGACCATTACATGCTCAAGTTCTTCTTCAATCTATTCAATATGATGATTTGGCATTATATTCAACAAGTGGTACTATTGATCCATCTCGTCAAAATCCTGGCGAACATGTTCACCCTGTTGTTGCTGCAATGTTCTTACCTAGTATCCCCACTTTAAATAGTCATTTTCTTTACAGTAATATGGCTGGTATTGTTAAATCTAGATACAATGGTGAACCTCTTACAACTAGACCTGATTATGAATTATTTTATAACTTGGTAACTGATCCTAATGATGTAGTATGTGATAACCGCACTCCTATTTCTGATTTATTACATAGATGCAATCTTCAAAATCAATTATGGAATTCCGTTCTAAGTCTTCGTAATGGTCAATATTACAATACTTCTTTCCGCGAATTTGTTACATCGGTCGATGTTTGCCGTCTTAATAAATATGATAATCCTGACCTTTTATACGGACGTCATGATGGTACTATTATTAAACGTCTAATGGCTGCATTTTCATTTAGACCTACTGTTGTAACTACTTTACCCCTTACATATGTATTTGCTAACAATCCTTATGCTCAAAATGTTCGTCCTACTGTTACTTCCATTCCCATGATTAACGTTCGTCTTCACAATTGGGTTAATGCTACATCTTCATCTGTCTTTGGTGGTTCTGTAACAACTGCTGCTGCTGGTAATATTAAACTAAGTGATACCTTAACTCAGGCCCAAACTTTTATTGAGGGAAATCAATTAGTTCAACGTGTTTCTGATGTTATTTATTCTAGAGAAATTTTAGTATTTTATGTTGATAGACGTGCTCATATTTTACAACATGCAAATCAAGCATATAATTTAACACGTTTACCTACTGCAATTGCTGGATTCGAACGTATTAATAAACAAGCAATTTCGTTTGAACCTATTATTGCTGTTCGTCCTAGAGATCCTAAACCTGATGCATTCTGTATTAGAGCAGTTGTTGTTGCTGAAGTTAATGACACAAGTAATACCAAAACAAATGATCCCAGATCTTTAGTTATTGGTTCATCTACCTTCTTATTTAACGGTAAGGATGTATTAGATGCAAGTGGAAATCCTACTTATAATGACGATGGAACTAAAAAGAAGGTTTGCATGGATACTACAAGCGCATGGCCTTTTCATTTTTCATCTGATGATGTATTCCATTATTCACCAATGGATGCTCTTAAACGCGCTAATAAAGAAGGTATGTACAAAGTTCCTATTGCAACTGGTATGGGTACCGTTACTCCTCCTGGTTATAAAAATTTAGATGATGTAGTTAATATAATTCAAGAACAAGGTATTGTTTTCATTTATCAAAATTATGATTCTAAAGCATCTGAAGAAAGAATGCTAGCATATTAAATTATTTTAAAAAAAAGAATTGAGTTGAGACTTGTCTCAGTATATTTATTTTTAACTTAATATTTACTTTATGTAAATATTAAGATATTATTTTTTCTAAAATCCAAATAAATCAGTTGGTTGTCGAAAATTACCATTTGTTTTGCATGTATTTGTAGGCAATGGCAATATACTAAATGAAGGTGAATCATATGGTGATGAATATCGATTTATATCATTCAAGTATCTAATTCTAGCAATTAATTCTGACATAACTCCTGGAATAAGTATTTTAAATACTTCTTTATTTAATAACATTACTTCAATATCTGTCGGATAATGATTTTGTACATTTTTTAAATATACATGTCTCATAATAGTCAAAAGATGATTTCTATCTTGTGGTTGTATAACCATTTTTTTATTGTATCTTTCAAAAGTCATTTCTTTAATTTCTTCAATTAATATGGTATTTATATCATCTATATTGTTATTACTAAAAAATATATATGATATATCATTTGGTTTGATATTAACTAAATTTCCAATAAATTGTGTTTCTTCTCCAGTTGGTTTATAACTATCATATGAAAACATATAAGGAATTTTATGCGTGGATTCGTCTGACATTAATATATGTTATATAATAAATTAATAAATTATATAATAAATTAATTAATTTATTATTTTAAATATTTTTTATTATATGAATCTACGTTAATTATTAGCAATACGAAATAGGGAATTACTGAAAGCACAGATTTTCTTTATATTTTTGATGCATTTGCACAAAGGCATTATATACTATATGTTTCCACTAATGCTTCTTTATTTAATCTATAATTTCTATCACTTGTTTGTGGTAAATTATTTGCATCCGGATAATATATTAAACTATAATTAAATACCATTATTTTATTCCAACTACCGCTACTATCTTTAGTATAAATTAATTTCTTTTTACCATCAATGTCCTTTAGATATAATACCCATTTATATTCATCGTATCTTTCTTGATATACCATCAATGAACCAACTATAAATTGCGGTAAAATAGATATATTTATATTTTCAACTTCACTTTTTGTAAGAAATGTTCCAATTCTATTATGTAAATATTGAGGGAAACAATCTATTATAATATCTTTAATATTATTTTGTGTTGAATTATGGATATTATCTATTATATTAATTGTAGTACCAGTTGGAGGTATTATTTTAAATGTAGCAGATGTTGATAATCTAGTAAAATTATTATTATCTATTATATTATTCATATCAGATAATACATTCATTTTATAATTTGGCACATCAAATCCATTCATATTATATATATTAGGAGATACTATCTTGAAAATTTGTTCATCTGTAGTAATTAAATTATTATATATTGTATTGCTGGGATTAACATCTGAAAATCGAGTATCAATTAATAGGAGAGAACCAAAATTAGGAATATAAAAATTAATACCGTCAACACAATATATCCAATAACCAACATTATTACTATCATAAAATAAATCTTTTATAAATACATTATTTTCTAAGCTGAAATTTCTAATATATATTTCTTTTTCTTGTAATACAGCCATTGAATATACTAGCTGAAATAAAATACTTTCCCATACATATTCTGTATGATAACCAGTTGATATCATTTCCTCAATTGCTCCATTCACATTATATGTTGGACATAACCATTCAATTATACTACAAGTAGGAGCTTCTGTTAACACTATCATACTCTTACCACTATCAACCGTTAAATCAATCGGTCCCTTTAATTTTAATCGTGAAATAATACTAGTTTGGATAGTAGAAGGTAATTTAGTGAAAACTTTATTTATTTGCTTATTCATATTAAGATTCTCTAATAATTGTTGTTTACTACCACTCGTACTATTTTTATGTGTTATAATTAAATTATACATTTCACTATAATTAATTTTTGATACATTGTCTATTTTATATAAAATTAAAGTAATAAAATTTGGACATATTTTTTTATCTAATATATTGTCTTTTATATATGTATAATATTTAATATCCCTATGAACATTAAAATTTTCATCACCATTAGGTAAATTAATTTGAGATGCATATAAAGCACCGACTGAAAGTTTATAAATACGTATATTTAAACCTAATCCATATCGAGCCACTTCAACTCTTGCTTTTTCCATATTATAACGTATTGGATATGCTCCACTATAAATTAAGAAATCCATTGCAATTATTGAATATGGATTTTCACCCATTCGATATGGATTAAATTCTAATATTTTAACATATTCCATAATAGATTTTGGACCAGCTTGCATTGTCATTAATTCACCATCCCGTTTATCATTAATTGAATTACGTAGAAAAATAATTAATTGATTTCTTTCGCTAATACTTATCATAGTAAAATTATACGGATCTCCTGGTAGCATATCCTGATAAATTTTATTTAATGTGCTATTATGAACTGTTGGATTACCCAAGTTTATATTATATATTTGTTGTAATGGTATTTCATTTGGCTTCATTGGCGGTGGGACAAATGGAAAATATGCATTTGAACTAGGAACAAATGAAGGAGGATACGTAATACTGTTATCAAGTGAAACAAATGCCGGATTTGAATATTTTGGATGAGTGTGTCCTACATTTGGGGGTGCTCCTGTGAAAGTGCTTTGATATATTTTTTGTTCTGCTAGAACAGGTGCTTCTGTAACATTTGGCATACGCTTTTGTTTATAATAATCATCTTTCTTAGTATAAGCTGTATCATCATATGACGATTTATTATAGTATTTTTTTTCTTGAAATTTATTATCTGAATTATGTTCGGAATTATTTTCGGAATTATGTTCTTCTTTATTAATAGTACGAGTATCCATATGATATTTTTTATTAGATACGTTATCGTCTGATTTATTTTCAAATGAAACAGTAGCTTTGGGAACATTATGTTTTTTATCAAATGGAACATAATCTCTAAAATGTTTTGGTTTTTCTTTAACATTATAGGGTTTATTATAAAGTGGATTAACAGCTACTTCTTGAGAGGCAATTACTTTATTATCTTGCACTTTAGTAGTTTGGGGAGGTTGTGATTCTTTATTCATATTATAAATTCTTTTTTGTTCATTTGATATGAAGGGAGAATTTGGTGTTTGTGCTGATAAAACCGGTTTTTTAAATATACTACCCCCAGTCATTTTACGTGTTATTTTTGAAGATTTTTTAAAAGATGTTATTTTACGTATGTCTCTTTTTCCCATATAATAATCATTAGTAGACATTAATTCAGTAGTTTCTTTCTTCTTAGTATATTCTTCAAAATATTTATTTTTTAATAATTTGTCTGGTGTAGTATATTCAACATATTTTGTCATATATAAATTATTATCTGTATTTCTATATTTTTTAGGTATTGCTTCTTCTAAAAAATCAATATCTTCTTGATTTAATATCTCCATAGTATTTAATAAATTATTAAGAAAATAATGTAAATCAAAATAATCATTTTTTTCCTTCATATCAATAAAAGGAATTTTCATATCACTTGTATATAAAGAGGGTATTGATGCACCATAAAAATTTGTTATTTTAATTTCAAATATATTATTACTAATATAATACACGTAATCATCATATGAGTATGATGCAATATTATTTGATTCTTTTTTCATATACACGTAAATATTATCTAAATTCAAAATATTATGTCTGAATCCGTCATATTCTTTTTGTAATACTGCAAGTGTATGAATAATTTGAAATAATAAATTTTTTAAATTAAAATTTTGTGTTTTAACAAATTCCTTTAATAACATACATTTAAAAAAATATTCCTTCGTTCTAATTGAAAATACATTTGATACACTATTATTATCTAACATCATCATATAATCTTTATATACGCTATCATATGGTTTAATGATATCTATTATTTGTTGAAAATCAACATCTATATTTAGTATTGGTAACATAATATGATTACATTTATGATTAATAACTATTTTACTTAGCAAATATGAAAATAATGAATCATTATTATTTATACTATTAATTTTATCTATTTTTTTTAATGATTTATAGGGAGTTATAAAAAATGCTATAGATAATCCATCTGTATAACGTTTTAACACAATTGTTTTGCTGTTTTTATCATAATTAATCATTTTAAATTTTCCATCTAATAATTCAGCTATAATATCCATATAGTCTGTGGTATCACTTTTTTTTATTTTAATATCATCTAATGTAATATTATTTACAACTATATTATATGGTTTTATATTATTGTTACCTGATTTCGAATAAACAAAATCATATAACATATTTATTTTAGTATCAACATTATTCATATATATTATTAGTGATATTTTTTTTAATTATTATTTTTAAATATTATATTATGAGTCAAAACTCTTATGAGAGGATATAAACAGTTAGAGTTGTTCACTGTTTATTAATTTAGATCTCAAAAAACTAAATGTTTCAACTCATACCTTTTTATCAGTGTAAATTGTATTTATAAGACATATTATTTTAATTATATATGCTTCCATATGAATTATATTCCTCGTTCCTTTTGCTATTCTTAATTCAAATTCTGAAGTAATACATACTATTTTATTCGAGTATTCAATTCTATTATTATCATCTATTATTTTTTCTATTTTTTTCAGTAATATTAACATTAAATTTCTAATAATAATATTAAAATCAATATTGGTAATAAATAATATATATAATAATTCTCTTATATTTTTAATTATATTAGCCATATTTGGTGTGGTATAATTTTCTTTTAATAATATTATATCAGTAAGGGTATTTAATATATTAAGCCATTCACTCATACTAGTTATATTAAATTTTTTCATTTCTAATAACCACATGGTTTTATTTATATTATTTTCTGATTTTACCATGATATCTTTCATCTCTTCCTGTG